TCATCTTTTGGGCATTCCATAGTAGTAATTCTAGGGGCATCCCCTCTTAGAATTCCTGCTTGCATCGCCTCAAAGCTCTCAAGGAAGGGTTCATTATCGATAACGTACCTTTTCCTGCCAGATGCAAAACTCTCAATTTCTTTGAAAATCCACCCTTTCCCAGTAGCATTTGCTGGTTTGTGCAACACATAGGGATATCCTGCAGACGTCTTCATTTCAATGGGAGACCAATAGTCACTCATGTCAATGCCATTTATACCAACGTCCAAGTCGTTTATCTCCCTTTTCCTCAAGGTGTTCTCTAGATTCTGGAAGACGATGCAAAGATGGTTCTCTACTTCTTCAATTTCTCGTGTCGGGAAAGGAATAGTTGGCACCCCGTATTTCTTCACAGCTTCAAGTATAGGATCCCACGAACCTCTTTTGTCACCAAGTCGTCTGTCCCATGTGGAGAGTATACTTGGTTCGGTACGAACCTCACCAATCATGCCGTGAATAGTGCTTTTGGCAACAGTAGTCTTTGTTGGCACATTTGGAACACAGTGTTTTTCCAGCACTCCAATGAGCCCCAGGTTCCCTTTACCAGTCACGACGACACAGTGTTTTTCACACAGATCGACCTCCTTTTCCAATGCAGATGCGCTTATGATAGCTCCAGACAGCCTTTCAATAGCCTGCATTATTGGCTCGTATGTCAAGGTTTCTGCATATCCCACACCCTTATTCCTTTGACCAGCAACATGCATACCTATAACTTTCCGCACGGCTTTGGTGTCAGCTCTAACAATAGCCGCTCCACAGGTTCCAGGCATGCAATGAACCCTGTATCTGAGACCAGAAACAACAGTGTGTCTTGAATTGAGCATATCGTAGGTGGCAGTTGGCACTTCAACGTCAACACTGGTTAGCTCGATCGTGGATAAGGTGTGCACAATTTGGAGAATCATCTCATGATTATACTTGGTTAAACACAGCACACCGGAAGATTTCCTAAAATGCTTCCAATCCTCAGCAGTAGGAATATGCCCCATGAAGTCAACGGAAGGGGGAACTGTTTTGCCAAGATCCCACACCACGAGGTCCTGAACACCTGACACAAGGCTCATACGATGTGGTTCAAAAGGGATGCGCGCCACTTTGTGAGGACATACGAAATACAACTCGTCTCCAACCTCAAATTCGTTCAAGTAGTGCGCTGGACATATAACGAAAGTTCCTTTCAAACGCAGCACGCTATAACTGTGGTACACGCCATTCTTGAAACTCAATATAGTGCAGCTCATTTTCGATATGTGAGTTTGGACCAAGTTGGACATGTTGACATCTCTAGTCAATCCATAGTCCCCGACTTGAGCTTGTTTTTCTACTTGCACTGAAGTCCCTTCAGAGATGAGTTTCTGGGCATCGGAGAGATCAATTCGAACGAGTTTCTCCAACCCTATCTGCACTTTCTCATCAGTCTCGAATTCAGTATCATTGACGACATACTGAGTCATGGCTTGTTTGTCACCTTCCATGAGATTAGCTTTGACAATGCTTGCCAATGGCCCGACATTTGTGGTAGTGGAACCTGAAACCCCTCGCTCCTCCAGAGACTTCTGCCATTTTTGGATTTGAAGTAGTATATCGGGCACCTCAGACGTGCCAGATTTTACAGCCTCGCGTGCGGCATCTCTCACCTTGCGCCTAAAAACTTTCCTTCTCTCGAGCCGCATACTCTTTGCAAGTTGCGTTTCATCGCTGTAAGTGACCCCCATACCAGCCTCTTGATTGGCAATCACGAGAGGCTTCCGTCTTCTTGTTACAAGGTGATTAGTGGCAAGGCTGTCACTCTCGTGTGAACCAGCAACATGGCGTTGCACTGTCGAGACAGCAAGCTTAGGCTTTTGTCTTTTCTGGATGACGGGGCGTGTGACCAAACTATCAGATTCATGAGCGCCGCTTACTTCAGGTTCAGCATCGCACATTTCTAAGGAATTGGTGGTCTTAGAAAAGAAACTGTACAAGCCCACAGCTGCACCAGCCACCAATCCAGTAAGTGCCAATCCAGCCCCAATAGCCAAAACTATTTTAACACGGGGGCTAACCAAGGTGACGGTCTTCTTCTCGTACTCTTTGAAACGCTCACTTGCAGTAAATTCCAGGACACTTCTCAAGCGTCGCGTTTCCTCTGCAACTGAGCGATCTCTTGCAAGCCTGATTTCGACAAGATACAGAAGTAGCATGAAGTATGTTCCACCACGCCCGAATAGCTCAAGAGCAGTAGCCAATATAGATTTGATTTGTTCGGACGGAACCAGAGCACTTCCAAAGTCTTGGATATCACGGACTAACAACATGATCGTGGACCTGTGCCTCTCGGGGAAAAGCTTGATGGCATCGGTGCGCTTCTCAAATCCGTGGTGCCAAATAGTTTGCCAGTAGTCGACGGCCAACTCTCGCTTGCACCACAGAGATTCATCATCACACATAAAATAAAACTGCCCATCGAACACAGGCACGCACCCAGTTTCAACAACAGACCGGGGGAAAAACACAGCCCCAGCATCCCAGTGGACACAATTGTCAGTGATAGTCGGAGTATCAGGAATTCTCATGTCCACATCATAGTCATCAAATGGGTGCTCCTCCTTGGCATCTTTACTGAGATTGATATGAGTGAAAACGCACATATTAGCAGAAATGCTCCAAGAGTAAGTGGTGGCGATGAAGAACAGAAGTACATGGGAGCTCATTTCTTTGATTTCACTATGAAGAGTCACGCGCGTGGAATTGGGATCGCTGGATAATTGGTGAACTCTGAGATACTCATAGGTGCGCAAGTTCCAGACAGCAGCTGCATCACCCATGCGTTGCAGAAAGACATTATAGTCACAAACACCAGAATTCTCACATTCGCACGCTTTCGACAAGAGAGTTTGGACCGACATGAATTTCTTGGTACGCCATGCATCAGGCGCAGTATATCGTGTGTTATCAAAGATCTTCGCAAACTCTTTGGCTGAGACTCTTCTGGAATCAAGTTCTTCCATGATTTCCTTAAGAGTCACTATGGATTTACCAGATTGAGCCTCAGCATCGTCCTCCCCAAAAGGATCCATTTTGAAACTCGTTATTCCACTCAGTAACTTCTCCTGGCTTGCCATATATGCATCAGTGTACTCACAGAGAAAGCGAAGGAAGGTTTTGTATTCAACTCGCTCAAAAGTCCAATCAGTAGTATCAACATCCCTGAGGAAACTTTCATCCCA